ATATCAGTCACACCACTTATATTTGGGATAGGTGCAAACTGTTGAAGATTAAGAGCATCGCCGCCACCAGATCCTGCAGTTGTTACTTGTGCAGGTCCTCTTAATCTAACTGTGCTTCCTGCTTTTCTTTGATGATCTAATGAATAAACATTAACATAAGTATCACCATCAACACTATTAACAATAATTTCAAAAGGATTATTATTTAATAAAATTAATTGTGATGTAGCTTCTTCTTCTACTCTTGGATTTTGTAAAGCTTGTGGATCACTACCAACTGGTTTAGGTTCAAGTTGTGGTTGCTTTGGTTCATATTCTGAATAATGAACTAAAGATCCATTCCATTCTCTAACCATTTCAGTATATGGAAATCTCATTCCTGATCTATCAGAAATTGCTAGTGCTTGTTTACCTCTTGCAAAAACTCCCATTATGACATTACTCCATCTCCGTAAAATGTTTGAGGAGAAATAAATGTAGATGTACCTTGGTTGTCCGCATCTAATGCTCTTAACATTTCACTTTCATAAATTCTCTCAAGATCTAAAGTTCTTTCAGGAGAAAATTTCATACTTAAATAATATGCAAGACCTGACATCATGCATGGATAAAATCTATTTACTACATCAGAAACATTTGTGTATGCTCCTGGATTTTCTATTTTAGATAAATAATAAAAACAAAATTGAAAACTACTTGGTGTAGTTGTACTTGAAACACTTGAACTTGGTGTAGCATATAAATAAATACTTGGATTAATTTTTCTTTCTACATAAAATTGAGAAGGAGTTCCTTTTGTTAATTTATTAGGTGTTGCATTATATTGTGATCTACTAATTTGAGTTAATGCAATATCTTGAGGTGCAGTTGTAGTAGAATTGTTTCTATAAAAAGCTTCTAACATATCACCCATATCACTAGGAAAATTAATAGAATCTGTTGCAAAACTATATTCTGCTTGACCTTCTATTAAAGGTACTTTAGCTAATTTTACTTTCCATAAATGCACCCCTCTATTTTCCCATTCTTGAAACATTATATTTAAAGAACGTCTTGCAGATCTTAATTGATAACCGGTTCTAGTTCCTCTAATATTTGTTCTTTCAAAAGCTTCTTCAATAATATCATCTATTGCTGGATTAAATTTATTAGATACTCCAGAAGATTGAGTAATTGTAGGTGCCGAACCACCCATGCCTGCATGAGCTGTACAATAATAAAATAATGGAGGTACTGTTTGATCTGCAGTTGTAGTTGTATTTCCTACAATAATAGTAGTTTTTGATCCTGCATTTCCAGATACTCCTGTAGTAGTTACACCAGTTGTGTAAGCTGCCGCTGGTGAGTTATTTGGATTTGTAGAAAATGCAAAAATGTGAGTAAGGTTAGTACTAGCCGAAGTGTCGAAGATATAAGTATTACCTTCTTGTAATTGAATAGTCGGGCTAACTGTACCATTAATATAGTACTTACTTCCCGTACCATATTGGTTAGTACCAGTTGCAACCGTAACTGTATAAGTAATAGTCGCCATGTAAATTTCTATGCACCCGTAATCGTTATTGTAACGCTTCCGCCTGTTCCTGCTAAGTTATAAACAAGTCCACTTTTAAGTAAAATACCAGAGCCAGGAACATAAACTGTTAGTCCCTCAGTATTATAATTGTAAATTGCTTTTGCAGTTCCAGGGGATGATGCATCTGCAGAATCAAAAAATTTAATTGTTGATGATGCAATACCTTCACCTTGAATAGAAGTAATTCTTATTCTTCCTGTGTGTGCAAGAGTATCAGCTCCGACTGTAGTCAAATTTAGGGTTGTTTGGTCACTTGTAAAAGTACTTCCGCCTGACATATATATTCTCCTATTAAATTATGTGGTCCCGAAGGACCACATAAAGATTGATTGTTTATCTATTAAGACTCTTTAGCCCAAACTCCTTGAGCTTCTACTACTGTCCAAAAGGCAGTAGAGTTTAAAGCAGCTATCTTAACATAATCTCCAACTTTAGATGTTGTTTGTGTATTAATAAGATCTTTGTCGTCTGTTAATCCTCCGACGTACAAAATCCCATCAGCAGCGTTTGGACTAATAGTTAAATTATTTTGACCATCTGCTCCTGTGTTAATAAATGTATATACATTCCCAATTGCAATTGCTGGTAGTGTAAATACTACATCTTTAGTGTTTGATATAAAAGTTTTTCCTGAATCGCCATTAGCAATAACGACAGTGTAGTTTGTGTCCTTCTGTTCGATATTATATCCAGTTAAACCTGCTTCGTTTTTCTTCCCTTGTAAAATAGGGCCTCTAAACAATGTTGATGCCATAATTGTATCCTCCTAGTTATCGAATACTGTCTCTAGGCCGTCGACTATACTCGTCAGTATTCTAAATTAATTGTATAGTAAGTTGTTTATATAGTAAATTTTAATAGAGTGCAAGAGATCCTACAGGAAATGTACGATTTCAGCGATGTAGCTTTTGATTAAGTAGCTACAGAAACTTCTGGAGCGGCATTAATAATTGCATTTTCTCTATTTGCAATTTTAGCCTCTTCAAGCTTGATCTCATTGATAGTGTCTTTAATCGCATTATCAATTCTAACCATGTCCAGAGTATATTTGCCTTCTTGCTCATACTCCAGCTGCCACTTCAACTCCAAGGACCTTTTTTGTTTGTATAGGTCTTTGACCATCAACAACCTCCTCATAGGTTATTCTGTTTACCCTGGGATCATTCATTTCTCCAAGATATTCCCAGTTTACACCTTTTTCTCCCAGTTTGTCAACTATTGAATTTTCAATAGACTCACGATTATCTTCAGCCAGAATTTCAAATTCTGCATGATGTTGATACGCATTAATTTTTACTAGGAATTTTCTCATTTTCTCACCTTTTCAAAAAAAAGGGGCCGTTTTGAGGCGGCCCCTTAATTAATTATTTATTATGCTCCTGGTGAACCAAATACACCTCTAGGGTCTGAGAATCCGAATACGTATCTCTCTCTAGCTTTGTATCTTACGTTGCCAGTATCAAAGTCACCTTCCATAGTCGTTTTGATAGGTGATCTGTTGAAATGTTTTAGACCATTTGGAACATCTGTTTTAATGAACCAAGCATCAGCATCTACTAAGTAATGGTTTACAGTATAACCTTCTGGAACCATTCCCATGTTTTTGATTGCATTGATATCATTATCAGCTGTACCTGTTCTACCTTCAGACTTCATAAGTCTGTCAGCAGTAAATTGAAGCGCAGAAGGAATAATCATTTTCATTCCTCTAGCCGCAATTTTTAGGCCTCTTTCATCAGTGAAAGCCGCAATGTCGATTAACGCTTGTTCTAGTGAAGTTTCGTTTAAGTCAGCAGATGTTGCTAACTCATTAGAGAACGTTCCAGAAAGCGTAGGGTGAACAGCAGAACATAATTCTACTCCGTCACCGCCAGCGTATGATGAATTGAACGCATTGTTCAATACAGCCGCGCCTTTAATCTGCTTAGTGCTTGCCATTGATCTTGCTAAAGCTTTTGTATATCTAGACGCAAGTCTGTCATACAAGTTATCTTCGATCGCTTCTTCAGTGATCGCAAATGCTAAAGCAATTGTTTCGTTTGTGTAACGAGCTGTGAAAGTCTCTTGTGCATCATCATATGATACGCCTTGACCTTCAGGTTTTACAGAAGCATTTCCGAAACCACTTAACATTACTTCCTCTTCGAAAGCTCTGTCAGATGATTCTGTATCGAAAATTTCTGCAGCTTCGTTAGCATACTGTCTATACTCAAGTCCGAATAGTGCATTCAAACCTGGTTCTAACTCTTTTACGAGTTGTGCTCTTGATATTGCCATTGTTTATATACTCCTATTATTAATTGAATAAAGCAGATGCTTTATTGATTACTACAACAACATCACAACCGCCAACAGTTGGATCCATTTGATCCGGAACATTAGCATTTCTTAATAAAGTTAATGCTTTTGTTGCTGCTGCTGCCGCGTCAACGCCTAATCTTTCATCAGACATTCCGCTTATTCCAGTTGCTCCGTTGCTACCTGTGTTGAACGATGTTCCAACATCAGCTTGTGTCCAAGAATCGTTTGCTCTTATATTGTATTCCTGTTGAGGATTATCAAGTACAAAAGCAGTAACTCCTCTAGAGCCTGTGTTGTAATCAACGTCTACAGTTGTACCATTCAAAAATGAATTAGTCCAAGTAGGTTTAGATGTTGAGCCCGCTACATAGTAAGCGCCATTAAAGACACCTGCTAGTAAAGGACTTGCCGCATTCGTCCAGTTTACTCCACCTGCTCCAGCGTCATCTGTTGCAAGGTAAGTAGCATCCTGAATATAACCTTTTTGTGCAGCGAGTGAACCTGTTCCATCATTGATAGAAACAAAATCGCCTTTGAAAAAAGTTTTAGAAGTAACTGCTGAACCAGTAGTTGCTCCCTGACCATATATCTGGTACTCGGATTGGCCTGAAGTTGCAGGTGTTGAACCTACAGTCATTACAGGTCTTAATCCATAACCAGCTGTGCTTGTATTAGCCATAGTTATTTTCCTTTTCTTAAGTGAACCTGCCGCGTGAGCGGCCTCCAGTTCGGTTTATATTATTTTGTTGGTAAGAAATTACTAAAAGATTATTTCTTTGAACCACCAAAAGTTACACGAGTCTGCCTTTCTTGATTGATTGGCATACTTGGGTGCTGATCCTTAAGAATATCGTTATTCACTGCATCGTCCCGTGACTTAGTTTGATCTCTATAATAAGCTTCACGTTGTTGCGCGATTTCCTCTGGTATCCTAGCCAGCACTAGGCCTCCTACTCCGATAACACCAGAATATTTTCCTGTAGTCATTGATGGATAGTCTTGGTCGGGATATTCGTCAGCTCTCACTAACTCCCATCCTTCTCTAAGTTTTCCTGACATATTTTTTGTGTCATCAAAACCTAGGACTTCAACTCTAATCCATCTGTGCCTGAATCCATCAGGTGCAGGTGGTGC